AGAACAATAGATATTATCAATTTTGTGTTGATAGTATCTACGACGGGTGCTATACATACCGAATACCAGGCATCGATAGCAGTTGTAGTGTTTCATGGTACATGTGCGGGGCTCATGATAGTACCATTTTGTGTTCTTAGAATGTGGGAACAAGCTATTTACCAATTTTCAATCGCTATGATGTGTATTACCGCATTTAATACATGCAATCAATTACCTAATCCCTAAATATGTCGCTGTTCAGCATTTTGAAGAGATTCCATAACATCATTTTATGTTGTGGACTTTCAACACATTCCCAGTCATCAACTATAGACATGATTAGTTTGTTATCATCAAGCTCATCATTTTTACGAAAACTGAGGGGTGCGCGTTCTCCCTCGCTCCTGACATTTCTAATGTAATCTGCTACAGTGTAAATAATAGCATCTAAAAGCTCCTCTTTGGCCATATCTAGCCAGGAGTCTGTAGGTGTCCCCCAAGTTCGTGTGTCATCATTCACTCTCACACCGTGATTATAACGTCTCAACCCGAGCTTTAACCGCTCGGTTAATTCCTCTCGGACGGGCATTTGAATTAATATTAGCCCTAAACTTTAACCAATATTTCCGGTAATCGTCGATTCCCTTTTTAGATATTTTACCCTTTTTATTGTTGAGTATATAGTTTGCCAGTGCCAACTTGAAATTATTCTTCAAATTGTATGGAACACCTGTCACGTTCGTGTTATTCATGAGGTACCTCTTCTCAAGATTTCTCTTTCTTTGCATCTTCCACTGACTCACGAGTCTTCGTTTAATTTCATTGATATCGCGTTTGAAAGGTATACCTAACGCATTCTTCTTTCTATTCAGTTTGTTAATTTCATTTTGAACCACCTTTACATCATTGTTGAGATTAGGTTTGTATCTTTTCATCCATGTAACACCAAAATATTTGGCGAGATCATTGCGAATAGAATTTTCATTGAGCCGTCTTTTCATCTCTATGTTATTTATCTTCAATTGTCGATTCATCGCATTAATGGCATTCTTGGCATTCTTCTGCTCTTGTCTGATTGCCCTCGGGGACGGGGGTTTAACAACTGGCTTAGCGGCTATATTATTACGAGCCTTTTCAATCTTCTTACATAAACTGAGTTTAGTGTCCTTTTTGTCGTAAGGAATCTTCATGGCTTTACATATCAGTTCAAGATTAGGCTTAGAATATTGGTCACATATTTTTCGCCCGATCCGGAAGTTCTTAGTATTTACCTTTCCGGTGATGGCTACATTTTTACCCTTGGTAGTGTTTTTGAATGTGACTGTCTTTTTCTTGTTTAATTTTTTGATCTTCTCACAGATCTCTTTACGCGTTCCAAATTTACCCACCACTCCTAACTTCTTAGCTAAATCTATGAGTTCGGGTTTGGGCATCCGTTCACACCTTGTACTGTTTATGTTCAACGCAGAAACCTGTGTGGTGTTTAATATCTTCTTCTTTGTCGTCTTGGCCTTGGCCTTGGCCTTGGCCTTGGCTTTTGGTTTGGTGCGTGTCTTTTTATCACCCTCGGAGAATACCCCTGTGATGGTAATTTCACCAGCGTCGTTCATTTTTTCGATTAGACTCTGTCCCCGATTATACGCATTTAATACATCTTCGGGGCTTTTGCCGCCGAGAATCTGAACATTACCAGATTTGGTTATATTGTATTTATAATCGCCTATGTACGCGTAGAAGAATGGACCAAGTTCAGGTTCATACCTCACATCAGTCATACCATATTCTCTAAATCGGGCAGCAGCCAAGCCAAGATTTTTAAAAACACCATTGAATCTAAACTGTGCACTGATATTGTTGTATTCAAATGGATTATATAAGAAAGCCTCTTGTTCCGTGTAACGACTAACGACGAATTTCCGAATTAGCTCCGGTTGAACACTTATGTTCGCACCAACAAATCCTCCAGAAAATCGAATTTTACCATTTCTGTATATATTAAACGTAACCTTATGTGATTCTATCCCATTAGAAATCCTTAATATTATCTGAGTACTGAAATAGTCCTTGTTTATGTTACCCTTGGGACCATAGTTTTTACTATGTGAATAACCCGTCTGAAATCGACCGTATATTCCCTTTATATCTAATGTGTCTATATAAAGACCTTCACCGATAAAGGTTTTATCGAGTGGTTTTTTTACTAGTATGTTTTTTATGTTTATACGGGGTTCTTTACCGAATCCACTGTTCACGTTGGCATTAAACATACCGATGTTTAGTTTACTCATTGAAAGTCGTGTAGGGGCAATATAATCTAATGAAGTATTGTTGAAATTTGCTTTACCTAATGCATTTTTGAATGCGTTTTCGTTTATATCACTGAACTCATTTTCAAGGGGGTCATTCTCAAATTCCTTAAACATACCTTCGTATCGTTTGTCATTGACGATATTCCTTTGGAGTGTATTAGGAACTTCTTGTCTCTTCAAAAGATTAAGTTCCACTTCACGGGGAACCTGGACATTTGGCGCACTCCTGGGTGGTGGCCACTGAAGTGATGGGCTACGCCTAGGACCCGTGGTCTCTATTCTGATGCCTGAGGTTTCCACGAATTCTCGAATTCCTCGACTCATTACTATTATGTACAGGTATTTTTTTTAAAACTCGTCTGTGAATCCGAGTGATTCTTCGATCACGTTAAGACCGTAAATGATGGGTTGCTTGGGGTACAATCGCCCCTTGTATGTGACCGATTCGTTCCTGACTTCAACATCTCTTGAACTGAATGGTCCAATGTAGAAATCGGGGTGAAACTTATGCCTCCCAAGGTTGTTTTCTTGGCAGTGTTGATTGAACACTTGAATAAACAACTTCTGGGGTACAAACATATCTTCACCAAACTCGATATTCGTAGACTCAAGGAAGTTTGTGAGTGTACTCGCAACCATCGCCACTTGCTTTTGGATGAGCTTGAAATAATTAGGCACCACATTCCAAATATCTCTGTCCCTGAATTTATTGGAATAATCTAGGTATCCACGCACACATTTGAGTAGAATAATAGGGAGCTCCTTCTCCAACTTCTTTTCAAGGTTTGGGTCTGCTTCCTGAACCTGTTTAGTAAAGTTCCATGGGAGAATACGACGCAGTACGGAACCAGAATTATCTTTCCAGTTTGGAATCTCATTTCCACCGAGTACCCCGGGTACCTTCCAATCCAGTGAAACCGCTATTTTGTTCTTGACTGCGATAGAAACCCTTTCACCTGATACGATGGACTGAAACTCAGCCTGTTCGAGTGCGAGGTCACCCTTAATCTCCGGTGCGATGAACATGAAACTGTCTTTCAAGGCTGACAGACCGAACTTCCTCTCAATGTTGTTCCCGAGTGTGCCTACGTCCTGACTTTCATAAAAACGCTTGAAAACATTGTTAATGAGTGTCGATTTACCAGACCTCGCGATACCCTTGAAAAATGGAATGACTTGCCAAGAATCAAGATCACCAACATCATAGCAGAGGCGTCCACCCATAACATAAGCCCAGTTACACACTTCGGGCTCGAACTTTTGGTAATGTAAAACCTTATCAAAGTGCGGTGTGGGGATATCTTGCCAATTTTCGAGATGGGAAAAGTCATCAAACTGCTGATCGAAATACTTACATGAGATGATAGTTGGGTCTAGGCACCGAAACTCCTTACTGTCGTATGGGTAAAAGCGAGAATCATAAACCCCGCGGTCAGGAATCCATTCCTTTCCAACAAAAACACCATTCTTAAATGACCATACATGACGCCTCTTTTCAATCTCGGGAAACTGTGGATCGATGCACTTAGAAATGTATTCAATCACATCCCTGTATACGGTTCCTCGACTGGTAAAGTTTTTCCAGTTTGAGAATTCATCATCTTTAGGCGCGATGTTACGGACAAAAGTCTGGATTTCCTGCTTCGCAACCCATGCCCGGGTGCAATACCCATCGATGGTCTTGATTTCTTCACAGCAAAAGTCTTTGTATCGTCGGTACCCAGATTTATACGCTTCATCGAGTGTATAGAGGAGACACTTTTGATACGGGGAACAATCATCAATCTCATCTTCGTCCATGGTGGAAGGGTCCGAACTTGAGGATACCTGTGGAACTGCCATTGGGTTGACAACACGCTCGTATGCTATGAAATGGCGTCTGATATTTTCATAACCATCTTTCAGCTGTTTGACGACGTTATTGACTCGTTTCCACAGTGTGATTCCATCACCGTTTACATCGTGAGATTCGATCTTGAGATCCCTGACCCGATTCTTCAAGTCAATGATAAAACGACGCTGTCGCTCTCGGATTCCCTTGATAGCCAGAATATCAATTCTTCCAGGAATGGGGTTATTGTTACTGTCCCAATTATCGGCGTGGATGAATTGCCTGTACCCCAACTCACGTGCATTTCTATAATCTTCAGTCTGAAGATCCCAGAAGATTTCAAACTTCCTCACAATTTCAATTATTTGGTCCTCATTCATCGATTGGATTTGCTCTTTTTGTAGCTCGGCCAGTGCTTCATACCTGTTCGGTTCCTTATCGATGAAGTGAGTGTCTTCCATGCTTACTCTTACTATGAATTTTTCTTTTAACTAAATTTTTAATCCTGAAGCTTGGCAAGAATCTTTATAAGGATTTTATTCTGTACCTGCATTTGGTTAGAAATCTCGACGAGAGCTGAACATACAGTGTCACCATCCTGTGTCGCCATGAGAGAAGTCATCAAACCTATGATGTCAGTCTCATCGTCCTCAAGGTCCTCAAGGTCCTCGATAATTTCCTGGTCATCTACCGATATCTCATCCTCAGTCTCATATTCGTCGGAGACGATTTCACCCTCTTCAAATTCTTCAGGCTGTGTGGACATTTGAATTAGACGGAGAAAAAGTAGACTGCGAAATTTCGCACATTCAACCAGAATTATTTTCTCTGCTTATAGTACAACAACTCTCAAAATGGCCGGTGGTCTTATGCAACTCGTGGCTTATGGTGCCCAGGACGTTTACCTGACTGGTAACCCTGAGGTAACTTTCTATCAGGCGAAATACAAGCGCCACACTAACTTCGCGATGGAGAACATCGAGCAGACCGTCAACGGTACTGCCGCCAACTCCGGTCGCGTCTCCGTCACCGTCGCCCGTAA